GCAAGTCAATTTGCGAACAGTCATTGGCTAACCCTTGTGGCATAAGGGAAAAAAAAATAAAAAAAATCTCCTCGCAACGCCTATGAGTGCGTGGACACGACGGTTTCACCGTCACACCAGCACACGCAAAACTTGACAGGCGCATAATGCACACACGGTTTCACATGACGCATAATGCACGCACATACCTAGGCATCACGACACACACGGGTCACGCTTGGGTAGCGTGCACACTGAATGCAGTCTATTTTCTGCCGATTATGGGGTGATTATGGTCTATAACACCTATAATTGTTGGCTAATCTCCTGCATGCTAGGGGGGCATGGGGGGGTACGGGCGTGCGTATGTCTAAGTACTAGGGGATGGAAAGCCGATGCGTTATTGGGGGTGGTTTGGGGGGTGCTGTGGATACCCTTGTGTGACGGGTGGCACTAGGGGGTGGAGTGGGTTGTCCTCGCCTTATTTTACCATTTAACTTTGTTAGCCCAATAGGCTGCACTCATCGGTCCTCGTGCTATGTTGGAGGCGTGGCGTGTTTGGAATCGTTTACGCCTACTGGCGTAGGCTGCCGATTCACCTTGTTTTTTGGGTGAACCTTTTACACCTTGTTGTCCGAATCGGATTGTTTTAATTTGCCCACCCGATTTGGCTACGACAATGTGAGACTTCGTGGGGTGTGTTGGTGTGGCTTTAGGTTTGTTGTATCCTGATACGCCTGCACGGGTTAGTCGGGAATCTTTCTTTGCTGCCATTACTTCTTTTTCCTTGATGCAGCCATGTTGTCCACTAGGTTGGGATAGGGGCGACCTGCTTTTTTGGCACGGGCTTTAGCCAGTGCCTTCTGTGCAGGGGATAGTGGTTTAGACTTTTTTTTGGGATTTGGTTGTTCCCATACTTTTTGTTTCACTTGTTCACAAACTTTCTGTATAGTTTCTATAGGGGGTAATAGGGTCAACGCTGAGAATCCAACCAAGAGGGATATGGTTAATGTCTCCAACGGTTTCGGGACTAGGTAACTCACACTCAAAAATAGTACCAACAACAGTAAGGTAATGCTCCTGACATCCAACCCATACCCTGCCAATTGTCGTAGCAACGGAATCTTCTGGTTCATAATCTGCTGTAGTGTGCCAACCTGAGGCTGGACTGTAGGCATCTCGCCATCGTACCCTGACTTCTTGCCATTCTGCGAGTCCATCTATCTGCCCTTGTATATCCATGCTGTTTGTCCACGCATTATAGTCTAGCCGTAAATCCACAGATTGTGGATTTACAATAGTCTTATCCTTTATAGGGACTATACGAACTTGCTTATCTCACGAACGCAAGTTCACAGTAATGCTTTACCCCCCCTATAATCCCCCCCGTTGTTCTAAACCCAAATTCTAGACCAACAGTCTAGTAGAACAAAAACCCTAATAGTATGGAATCAAACCACCTAGATGAACGCCAAGAAAAATACCTGAACTGGCTAGTAGTACCTGCCCCTATGAGGCAGCCTGCCACGCAGGAAGCCTATGCCAAGCAAGAAGGCGTGGACAGTGCGACCCTAAGACGCTGGCAGAAGAAACCATACTTTAAGGCTGAATGGCAGAAACGAGTAGAAGAACTCCAAGGAAGCCCCGAACGCACCCAGAAACTTATGGACACAATATACCAGCGTGCGCTCGGTGGCGACAACAAGGCAGCCCAACTATATCTTCAGGCTACTAATAAGTTGGCTCCTCAACAGGTGAATATTACTCACACGCAGTCTTTGGCTGAAATCTCTGATAAAGACTTGGAAGAGTTAATTGCTAGCGTCGCTTCTACCGAGAAGGCTGCTAGGTTGGAATCTAATGGCTCGCCTGATTGAATGTTTTGAGTGTGGGTGTGAGTATCCTGATGATTTACGGGAATGCCCTGAATGTTGGTTTAATGATATACCCCTCAAAATTCAGCGTTTAAGAGACACGGATTAGAACGGATTACATAATAGTATGGTTCCTGCAAAACAAAATATTACAATTATGCGTGGAGATACCGAAGTCTTTAATATTACTTTGACGGATTCGGCTGGTGCTGCCATTGATTTGACTGGTAGTACCTTTTTGTCTCAAATTCGTTATGAACGAGATTCCACCACTGTTGCTGCTTCTTTTTCTTGCGCTATTACTAATGCTGCTGCTGGTCAGGTTTCTTTAACTCTTAGTTCGGCTTCTACTGCTGGTTTGACGGCTGGAACAGCGTTTTGGGATTTGCAACGAACCTTGAGTAGTGTGGTAACTACTTTGGTTGCTGGAAAATGCACTATCCTTGCTGATGTGACTCGGTAGTTATGGCTATTCGTAATATTGAAATTGAAATTGGAACAATTACCAATAATGCAGTATCGTCTGCGCTTGTTACTGTTGTCGCAGCAGCCAATGTTGGTCCACAAGGACCCACGGGACCCACAGGAACGACTGGGGCAACTGGTCCTCAGGGATTACAAGGCATACAAGGAATACAGGGTCCTACGGGGCTTACAGGAGCCACTGGGGCGACTGGAGCAACAGGTGCTATAGGACCAACAGGGTTAACTGGACCAACTGGTCCTACGGGACCCACTGGTGCCACAGGGAGTACTGGTCCAACAGGACCTAAGGGTGATACTGGAGATACAGGACCAACTGGTCCCGTTGGTCCCACTGGTGCTACTGGCGCAACAGGTGTTAAAGGCGACACTGGAGATACTGGTCTTACTGGACCGACAGGAGCAACTGGTGCGACTGGCGCACAGGGTATCCAAGGCATTCAGGGACCTACTGGTTTAACAGGCGACACTGGACCAATTGGTCCTACGGGACCCACTGGTGCCACAGGGAGTACTGGTCCAACAGGACCCAAAGGTGATACTGGCGATACAGGACCAACTGGTCCAATTGGAGCAACTGGTCCTGCTGGTGCTACAGGTGCTACAGGTGCTACTGGTTCTGCTGCAACAATTGCAGTAGGTACTGTTTCATCAGGAACAGCAGCAGTTACAAACTCTGGAACATCATCAGCAGCAATTTTTGATTTTACTTTACAAACTGGTGCAACAGGGGCTACTGGTCCTGCTGGTCCTACTGGTGCTACAGGTCCTACGGGTCCTACGGGTTTAACTGGGAGTACTGGACCAACTGGTCCAACTGGACCTATTGGTCTAACTGGAGACACTGGACCTGCTGGACCCACTGGTGCGACAGGACCTACAGGCGCAACTGGTGCTGGTGTTCCAGTTGGTGGTACCACCAATCAAATACTGTCCAAGATTAACAGTACAGACTACAACACGCAGTGGGTTTCTGACGGTGTTCCTATTGGTGTTGTAAATCCTTTTGCTGGAGCAAGTGAACCTTCTGGTTGGCTGTTGTGCCACGGACAAGCCGTAAGCCGTAGTGTGTATTCTACTTTGTTTACTGTTATTGGCACCACTTACGGCGTAGGTGATGGTTCCACCACTTTTAATGTTCCCGATATGCGTGGTCGTGCTGTTGCAGGTCGTGACGACATGGGTGGCACTGCTGCTTCTCGTATAACGAGCGCAGTTTCTGGAATCACTGGAACAACACTTGGTGCTGCTGGTGGAAACCAAAACCTTCATCAGCACTCACACCCCAACACGGCTTCATTCAGTGGTTCTGGAGCGAACACTGGAACTGTCAGTTCAGACCACAGCCATTCATATCAGACTGTTTACAACACTAGCGCAATGAGTGCTGCTGGTGGTAGTTATTTTGTTTACTATCCAACCACAACAAATACTGGTGGCATTAGCGCAAACCATACACACGGATATACACCATCTGGAAGTGTTTCTGTTAGCAACGCAAACCAAGGTTCGGGTGCTTCTCAGAACATTCAACCCACAATTATTCTAAACTACATTATAAAGGCTTTACAATGAGAATTAAACTTGAAAATTTACTTATTGGTTTTACACCAAACAAAGAACCAGTTTTTGCTACCGACAAAGATGGGTTCAAAATTGCATTGCGTGATGTCCGTGATATTTTTCTTAGAGAATCTGATTGGATTCAAAACTCTGATAGCCAAATTCCACAAGAAACAAAGCAGGAATGGCTTAATTATCGCCAACAGTTGCGTGATTTTCCTAGTTCTTTTGGTGATTCTTTTATTGATTCTGTTGTTGAGTTTCCTGAACCACCACTTGCATATCGCCCTCGCACTTGGGTTAATTTGGTTTTTCAAGAAAGCGAAATTTCATAATAACTGTTATCGGATTGCCGTAAATAGTCTATTCTTAAATATATAAAAATATTATGGATTTACAACAATTAATTAACGAACGAGAGTGGCGTTTATGTCGTGGACCAGAAAACGCAACCGTTGAACAACAACTAGAAGCATTTGTTTACTTCTGCGAAAACTACTGGTACATTAAGCACCCCGAAAAAGGGCGTATAAAATTCACTATGCGTGAAGCACAGATAGAAACAATGGAAACTTGGATGTCTGAACGCTACAGTATTGTACTCAAGGCACGCCAAATTGGTTTCTCCACTTTGGCTGCTGCATACGCTTTTTGGTTGGTGTTTTTTCAACCTGACCGTTTTGTTGTTATGTTGAGCCGTACCGAACGAGAATCTGTTAAGTTGCTTGCTAAATCTAAATATGGTTTCAGGTTTCTTCCTCAGTGGATGAAAGAACGAGGACCTAAACAAACTAGCGACCATCAACAGAAGATGATGTTTGAGAATGAGTCTGCTATTGAATCGTTGCCTAGTGGTTCTGACCCTGCTCGTGGTGAATCTGTTTATTTGGTTATTGTTGACGAATGGGCTTTCCTTCCTAACCCTGAGGAAGCGTGGGCTTCTATTGAACCTATTGCTGATGTCGGTGGGCGTGTAATTGGTTTGTCCACTGCAAATGGTTCAGGTAACTTTTTTCATCAAATGTGGGTTGGTTCCCAAACGGGAACAAACCAGTTTGAAGGAATTTTTTTCCCTTGGTCTGCTGGTGACCGTGATGAGGACTGGTATTCAGTTAAAGCACGCAACATGCAATCGTGGCAGTTGCATCAAGAATACCCTCGTAGCCCTGAAGAGGCTTTCGTCAAATCAGGTAACCCTGTATTTGACATTGACTTATTGGACAGTATTGCAACTATTGAACCTTTAGAGGGTTATTTGCATGCTTATTCTGATAAGAAGTATGAGTTCCGTGAGGATGAAGATGGTCCTCTTAGTATTTGGGGTTTCCCTAGTCCTGATAGTGTGTATTGTGTTGGGGCTGATGTGGCTGAAGGACTTAGTTATGGTGATTATAGTTCTGCCCATATTATAGATGCCACAACGGGTGAAGTTATGGCTCATTGGCATGGACATTGTGAACCTGATGTGTTTGGGGAGATTTTGGCTGATTTGTCTTGGTGGTATAATCAGGCTTTATTATGTATTGAATCAAACAACCACGGTTTAACCACAATTAAGGCTGCCCAACGGGCTGGCTACCGTAATCTTTATAGGCAGCGTAAAATTACTCAACGCAGCCCTCAGGCTACTGAAACTTTAGGTTGGAAAACCACAACGGTTACTAAACCGTTGTGTATTGACGAGTTATCGGCTGCTATCCGTAACGACGAACTAACCATTTACTGCTACAAGACTATTGGGGAGTTGCGTACTTATGTTCGCAAGGACAACGGAAGGACTTCAGGGTCGCCCCACGACGACAGAACGATGTCTTTGGCTATTGCCAACCAGATGTTGAAGTATGTTTGGTTGTCCGAGTATCGGGGGGACACCCCCGTACCTAAAAATAGTATGCTTTGGTGGGAACAGCACCTTTTTAGTGAAAAAGGTGTTGGTAAAGTACCAATTGGTGGGCATAATATCCGTGTAGATACCAAAAACCCCCTCTAGGGAACAAACTATCTATTATTATGGAAGTAAAACGATTTATTTGTACTGATTGTGGTGAATACGCACATGAAGTCAAGCAAAAACGAGGCGAAGTTTGTTTTAAATGCCACATTCGTGGCATTCGTATCGGCTTTACCTATGGTAAGGAAGTTTTCAGTGGTCCTACTATCGGGGAAATCCAGCGCAAAACTGTCGCTGACTCTGCTGCTAAGGGTATAACGGCTGAACCTATTGGGACTCGTTGGATTTAAATGGAATCTTGGCTTGTACCTATTGTGGTGGCTGTTATCGCTGGTCCACTTGTGGTACTGATGCAGTTGCTCCGTAAGGAAAACTCAAGCCAACATAGTGAAGGTCGGGAACTGCTTAACAGGGTAATATACAAGGTTGATGCAGTTGGAACAAAAATTGACAACCATATTGGTTGGCACGAAGGAAAAGAGAAATAATGCCAAAAGTTGGAAACAAAACATTTCCTTACACTGCTAAAGGTATGAAAGATGCTAAAAAGGCTGCTGTTGCAATTAAAACGGCTAAACAAAAGAAAGTGAAAAAGAAATGAAGTTTAATATTACTCAGGAACAAAAGTGCGCTTTTGCTTCTTATGTCCGTTCATCTGCTGCAACCGTTTTGACGGTTGTGTTGGCTGGCGAAACATCACCCAAGGCTATTTGGGCTGCCATTACAGCAGCCTTTCTGCCTCCTGTGGTTCGCTGGCTGAATCCTAAAGATGCTGCTTTTGGTCGTACGGTTAAGTAATGGCTGCAAAGAAGAAACCTGCCATTAGTGGTTTGCACTCTCAAGGAATTATTGACGACATCTTTAAAGCAGGTGGAAAAAAGGTTATTAATCAAGTCCGTAGAGATGTTCGCAAGGCTGTTAAATCATCTAATGCTGCCAGTAATGTCATCAAGTCTGGTGCAATGAAACATTTAAGTAAAGCAACTGGAGATTCTATTGCTGCTCGTCAAGCAGCAGCAGTGCATTTTGCAGAAGTAAAAGGCATTAAACAAATTAAACGCACTAATCAAACTCAAGATGAGTGGGAAAAAGAGTGGAAGCGATATTGGAATAGAGTAAATAGGTCTGGATATTCTAAAGCAGTTAAAGAAGAAACTGATACTATGAACGCAAAACGATTAGCAAAACAAAATCCTCTTATTAAAAAGAATGCTGGAAAAGTTAGAACTAAATAATGGCTCGTAAATCACAGTTAGAAATACTTACTCAATATCGTCAACATATTGAGACATCACGAAAGTGGCGTAAAGATGAAGGACATGACGCTACTTGGAAGCGTCTTGTTGACATCTACAAGGGTAAGCATTATGACCATTATAGTGACGAGGACAGAATGTTGATTAACATTTCGTTTTCTACTGTCAATGTTATTGGTCCTGCTGTGGCTGTGAACTATCCTAAGATTACGGTTAACGCACAGAAACCTGAGAATGCACCTAATGCTGTTGTGGCTGAGGCTGTGGTTAACTATTGGTGGAAGTACCGTAATATTCGTGAAGAGTTTCGTCGTGCCGTTAAAGACCTACTTATTGTAGGTCACGGATGGATTAAAACTGGTTATAGGTTTGTTGAGGAAGGAGCCATCAGTGAAAGTGGTGAAGAGGATTATAGTGACCCTGTTGGTGGTGGTGAACCTACTAGTAATTCTGTCATAACAACCGACTGCCCGTTCGCTGAACGGGTGTCCCCTTTTGATGTGTTCATTGATGCTGATGCTACAAGCATGCATGATGCCAAGTGGATTGCACAGCGTATCCGTCGCCCTATTGCCGAGGTAAAGTCTGATAAGCGTTACAACAAGGCTGCGCGTGAAGATGTGACTATTATGGCTGTTAGTCGTTATTCTGATGACCCTAGTCAGCGTAAGGTTTACGACAAAAATTATGGTTATGCTGAAATATGGGAGTATTATGATATCCGTACTAAAACAATGTGCGTTTTCACTGAGAACAGCGAAGTGTTCCTTATTAAACCTACGAAGATGCCGTATGCGTTTGGACATCCTTTTGTTATGTTGCGTAACTATGATGTTCCAGATGCCTTTTACCCTATTGGCGACCTTGAACAGATTGAACCGTTACAGAAAGAACTGAACGAAACTCGTACGCAGATGATGAATCATCGTAAGAAGTTTTCTCGTAAGTATCTCTACAAGGAATCAGCGTTTGACCAGTTTGGGCGTACAGCCTTAGAATCTGATGATGATAATGTTATGGTCCCTGTGGTTTCTGATGAACCATTGGGTGGCGTAGTAACAGCATTCCCTGCTGTTATAAGCCCCCCAGAATTTTATAGTCAGTCTGATTTGATTACTAACGACATTAACCGTATTACTGGTTTGCCTGAGTTCATGAATGGTGGCATTCCTGAGATTCGTCGTACGGCAACAGAA